TTCTGAACTTGCTTTTTCTTCATCACTAACAGTTTGACTAGGAAAAGAGCTATTGTAATTAGTTTCTATCATTTATTTTATTATTTGCGAAGTAAATCCTTTATTATCATATTTTTTAAAAGGTAAGCTTATAGCTTTACGTTCTCTAACAGCTACAGGTGTATACCTATTTTTATTGCAAGCCATAATAGCTAAGCCTGAACTAATGGAAGCATCGTGTTTTGTTCTATTATTTATATTAAACTTAGCCCAGTCTTCTAATGTTCGTTGCATATACATATTACCATATGTTTCTCCGTTGTATCCAACGTGTGTTTCTATATAAGATTCAATTGCTGCAGCGTGTGCTTGTTTTATATCTTCACTAGAGTTAGGTATTCCACCTATTTCTCTTTCAGTTACTGACAGTTTATTCCAAACTTTATCTGGCCTGTTCATACTAAACCCTCTGTATCCTCTTCTTTTAAAATGATACAGCAACCTGGGTTTGTTATTTTCGCAAAGTAAAGGCATACCATAAAATATACATGCCATTAACACATCTTCGAAAAACATTTCAGCTGTTTGAGGCCTAGCTATATACTCTAAAAAAAAGCAATTAGGAGGAGCGTCCTCCATGCTAAACTTAGTCAAGCCGTGCAAAGCACCATTAGATCCTCTTTTGTCTACAGTTCCAGATATATCATAACTGTCACATCCGAATGCACCCATATGATCATTGCCTGGATACTTAATACCGTTTTTTACTATAATTTTATTTTGCAACCCAAATTTAGGAACCCAAGATACTTTAAACCTACCGTCTTTATTGGGATGAAATACTACCTTAGTATCTTTCATTCCGTTGGCCCAGGAAAAACTACCTGTTGTTACTACAGAGGTATTTTTTAAATCCTCGTTGTAATCTACTTGCTCGTAAATCTTAGTAAGATTGAAAATAGACTCTTTAGCTTCGTCTCTAAACGCGTGCTTTGTTGTTCTTGGAAACTGACGATAGTATTCGTTTAAACCATCTTGATCGTCTTTTAATCCATCAACTTCGTTTTGCCAATGCTCTATAACTCCTAAATCAATTATTTCTTTATCAACCCCTACTACAGGTTCTTTTGGCGTATCGAATACAGGTAATCCATGAGCATCAATGTATCCTTCGTAGTTCCATTCCATAGGTATGAACAAAGAATAGAGTCCTGAACTAGTCTGTCCGTTGCGGTTTCTTTTGTTAACATCTGAATTGTGATATAGTTGTTTGAAATTATTTCCACCTTTTTCTAAAGCATTTGATGTAGAGCCCATCATACACTTACCTACTATCTTGCTACCTAATCTTAAACAAGTTTTTGTAACCCTCCAGTTATTTAATATGTTATCAGGTCTTTCCCATTTACCGGATTCATCATGAACCAATAACCTAAGTTTTTCACCATCATAACTGTTATCACCGGTATTTTTCCAGTCAATAGTAGTATCTAATCCAACTAGCTCTTCTAACTTTTCGTTCGAATCAAGCTTTTTTCTTGTAAGCTTACTAGCAGGTATTCTATATGCTAATTCTGTTTTTGGTCTATCCATACCGTCTTGTATGGGTTTAAAGAAAAACGGATAGTTAATAGATATAGGTACAACCTTATCTGTAAACATTTTTTTAGCATCACTACCAGACTTTGATAATATACCAAATCTAGCATCACTCGACATAGTAGCTTGATGCACTGTCTCGGATGATGACATAAAAGAAAACCCGGAACGTCTATTTTTTAAATAACACATACCGTAACTTCTTTTGTCTGCCTTACAAGCTTCCCAAAATATAAAGAATAATCTGTTAGATTCTCTAAAATCAGGTTGGCCTACATCAATCTTAGTCCACTGCAAGTACATATAATGAGTACCTGTTACATATGTTGGTTTACCGTTATTGTAAAACCAATTACCTTCATTCCTGTAATTAAATTCCTGGTCAATGTAATCGTACCACTTTTCTTTAAAATCAGAAGGGTATTGCTCCCAATCAAAAACGCTTTTTATTTTACTTAATTCTTTAGGGTATTCTTTTGATTCCCAGAATTGTTGATCTTTTTTATCTGAGCGTTTGCATACGTCTTTCGTTGCTTTTGGTAAACCGATTTTAAGATCCTGGATATCATATATCTCTCCAATTTCTCCAGTTCTACTAATAACCACGATATCATACTCAGCATTATAACCATACTCCCATTTCTTATACCTATTCATCCGCTTTATAATTTGCGGTTTTATATGATCGGTATCTATTTTATATAAAGATTGCTTGTACATTATTTAGATCTTCCTTCAGCGAAGCCTTTGAAAGCTTGTTTCTTTTCCTCTTTAGGCTTTTCATCTAACATAGCTTCTTCTGATTCTAATCTAGCTAGTATTTCAAAAGCATCGAATATGGCTAACTTTTTTGTAGCCGCTGCATTTTTAAGCTTGTCTGCGGATAAATCTTCTTCAGAATCCACAATAGCTTCTTTAGCTACTTTGATTAATTCCTCAACGGCGATGTGCCCAGCTAGGATTATATTCTTCTTCGTCTCCTTTGTATTCATATTTAATTACAATATCATTTGATTTCATACAATATAAACGCTTGTCTTCAAAAACAAACTCAAACTCAGAGTTAGGTTTAAACCCAATTAAATCACCAGGTAGTATTTTAGCGCCTTCTAAGGACTTGTTTCCGTATTTCAGTATACCAATAAGTTCTTTTTCTTTTTGGCTCTTTAAAACGTCTGTTTCTATAATAGGCGATACAAAGCAATATTGCATGTTAGCAATCCAGGTATCGTTTCTTTTATACATATATATTTGATCCGAGTTGGCGAAAAACAAATTGTCTTTAAAAAACGTAGAACCGTTTCTTTCCATTCCCCTGATGTCGTACCATCTCCTAAATATATTGTGGTGCAGTATTACTTTGTCACCAGGTTTTATATCTGTTTTAAGAGCAGAAGGTACTGAAACAACAATAGCTTCTTTACTAACAGATCTCCAATCCTCTACTTGAGTATTAGTGATTAGATCTTTATCACCTACTTTTACTTTATTATTATACCGATCATTTAAGGGTTTAACAATAAACTGGCTAAGACTATTCATTAATACTCTAAATCGTATTCAACAGATATTGCCATGTTAGAATTAAACTTTTTCCAAGGCATAGTCTCGTTATTCTTTTTTATGTAAATGTTATAAGACATATCCTTTTCCTCTAACAATATAGCTTTTATTTCGTGACCCCCGTACACAGACTGACCTACAGAGTAGTGCATTGCGTCATTTTTATAGTCTGACCCTATGCTTATTTTTCTAACTACCTTGCTCATCTTCTATTTCTGTATATTCACCGGTTTGTAAATCTATATTTACTTGCCCGTAAGTGTTTTCTAAATCTTTTTTAGTATCTGCAATTTGAGCATTGACACTTGCAAATGTATGCAATAGTTCGTGCTTTTTAGCTTCTAGTAATCCTAAATTTTTAATAATCCCATCCGCCTCTTGTTGCTGCGAGATAATGTTTTCTAATTCTTCTTTTTTAATTGTACCCATAATTTAATTTAATTTGATTGTTCCTTAGGTTATAGTTACCTGTATTGCAGGTATTTTAGTTTTTAGAGTTCTTATTTTCTTTGTTCAATAAATACCACTTGTTTATAGTATACCCTAAAGTAACTATTAATAAAGCTATTTTTAAAAAAGTATCTAAGCTAGTCATTGATAATCCGAATGTTAAACCGTTAATACTGTAAACTTTTAAATCTTCTGTAGTCATAATATATTAGGGATTTTTTCTGCAATTTTTATTTTTTGGTTAAATGTTGTGTATTACTAGTAATTGAAAAACCGGTATTGAACTGTATAACCAATCTAAAAACTCCATGTTACCTTTTCCTAATAATTTATCATAAACCACCTCTTTAAGTGCGTAAATGATAATGGCAATTAATCCGCCAATGTTACCGAATAATAAAACCATAGGGAAACCAGTTAACACACCTACAATAAGATGTGCTTTATGGTCTGTTCTTATACTACTTATAAAATTAATTAATTTTTCCATTTTTTATATTTTTGGTACTTCTGCATCTCTTGCAAATCCGTAGAATTGGTGTGCTGCTTCTCCTTTTGGATAAACTTCATTATCTCCAAAATCTAAATCATCTGTACTCATTACATCATAAGCTACACCATCGTAATAAATTGGCGGAGTTAATTCGTGACCATCGGGGCCGTAAGTGCCTTGCGTCTTTACAACTTTACCCATATAAACAACCGCTTTTGTACCGTTAATATACTGCATTGACGTAACGCCTTCATCGGTTACTTCTTGCCAAACGTCTTTCTGAATTAAAACGTCTTTACCTTGCTGTTCTGTGTCGAATACTGTTTTATATATGTTCATAATATTTACTCTTGTTGGTTTAATGTGTGTATTTGTTACCCTTATGGTTATAACTATTAGTTATTATATTGTTGTTAAAGTTGTTAATTCTGCATCTGTTAAAGCGGTTGTATAAACTTGTACAGATTTTGTTTTGCCAACAAAGTCCAAAACTCCATCCCCTCTATCAAAAGCAAGCTCTGTAAGACCAACTAAAGCGGTTGATATTGTAGATGTAGTTCCAATTTGCAACCCATTCACAAACACTTTAAAAGTAGTACTTGTGTATGAACAAGCTATTTTATTAAAATTTTCTATAACAACTCCGCTTGTATTTTTGGTTGTATTATCCGTACTACTCACAAACTGCCCTCTTAACTCCCCTCCTGATACCGCAATAAGCACCCTATTACTTAGGCTTTGATTAGATATAGATATTGTTGTTACAGGTTGGTCTTCAGCCAACGCACTAATCTCGGCATACAATACCCCCTCCAAACTATTAATAACTGGTGTTGCATTGTTACATGATTCTTGATTTCGTGTAGCTGTTGCCCCTGATGTTGGAATGTATGATGTTGCGTAAGATTGTTGTTCAAATTGTGCTCCGTAGATGTAAACACCGCTTGTTCCATCTCCATTAAATGAGTTTGTTTCTGTTCCCGTTATACCTACCGACATACTTATATATAGTTGACCAACTGTATTTGCTAGTGAAGGGTCTAAAGTAATTGAACAACGATACCATCCGTTTGTATATTCTTCTATTTTTGAATCTACATAACTTGCTCCTGCCGAATTTACAGAAAGAGTACCGTTTACCAAATCAAACATAACACCTGTATTTGGACCGTTTCGAGTCCTTAACATTAAATAGTTATATTCTCCTTTTTTAGCAAAACAAGTATGGGTGTGTATTCCCGTTAAAGATGTGTAATTATGAGCAATAGACCTATTTCCCCCTATTCCATTGTCGGGCACTAATTTATAAGAACCCTGTAAGCCATCAGGGCTTACAATTGTTGAAGTAGCAACAGTTGTATTTGTTTTACTCCAAAACCCGCCATTGCCAAAATTTTCCGAATAAGTTATCAAATTCGTAGACTGCGGCTCTAATTTCAAAGCACCATTAGCATCATCACTAAAATCAATTCTTGGTATTCCACTTTGAACCGTTTCTATTAAACCTTGTTTATTTACAACCGTAGCACTCGATGCTCTTGTAAAATCAAAAGGCAAAGGTCTAAATTTTCCTCCAAAGTCATCATAAGCTAGCAGGGAGTCGTTTTTTACTCCCCAATCACCGTTTCCTAATTTCAAAGATGCTTCCATATTATTTTATTGTGTAGTTTAATGCGTTAGCCATTTCTGCGAATGACCCCCACGATGTTAAATC